ACATTCCAATTCCTGATTTACTTTTCTTTTGTCGTATTTTAATTTCTTAACCATTGATTCATACCAAGATGACGATGGTTTGTAACCTTGATTAACTAACTCTTTAATTTCATCAAAGTTTTTTTCCTTTCCGTTATAATCAATAATCTCAACTTCTTGATATTCATGGCGATTTAAGTAATAATGAATAATATCCTTAACGTTAATTAATTGTAAGTCCTTAGCATATCTTGGGTCTTTCCACCAAACCATTTCAGAGATTTTAAACTCATTCATACCCTTTAATGCTTGGTCGTAAATCTCATAATAAATTGGGTCAAATCCATTTGGAGTTGATACAACAATAACTTTACCTCCGGTAGACAGTGAGGCCATACAAGCCGCCCAAAAATCATCGTCAGCTTCAATATAAGCCGCCTCATCAAATATTAATATCGTTGGTGTGTATCCACGTAAAGCATCTTTTGAGGTTGCAACCGCCTTAACTTCACATCCATTTGTTAATTTAAAATGCCTTTGTGAGTTTTTTTCTGCCGAGAATGTTACTCCTACCCATGACGGCCATTGGTCTGTAAATCCTCTAATTTTGTTGGCAACCTCAACCGCAGTATCTAATTTATTTGCAATTATTAGAATTTTTTCAGGTCTTTCTTTTCTTGCGAAAACTAATCTTTTTGATGACCATGCAGCTGTAACTGTTGATACCCCAGCTTGTCTATATTTTAATGCAATATTTTCATTAAAATTTTCATAATCATCAACTAATGATACTTGGTCCGGAAATAACTCTAAAGGAACATATTTCTGAACAGTATTATCATAAGTTTGCAAATACGTTTTTAAAGCGTATGGTGTTGATTTCATACACTTTGCATATTCCATTAAAATTGCTTCTTTACTTAATCCCATATTAAAATAAATATAGTGACTTAAATTAAATAGAAAACCCCTCTTTTGAGGGGTTTAAACTATTCTATAAATCTAAATCATTAAGGAAATCATCAAAATCGGCATCGTCTTTTTCTTGGCCATACTTTTTCTTAGACATATATGACGGATTTCTTTCCATTTGTTTTCTTAATTTTCTTGATTTTTCAACTAAAGATGAAACATAATTTTCAGCAAATTCAGGGTCAGATAAACCTAAAGTAAATAAAGATTGTGCCAATTTAACCAATGTATCATATTTCTCTTCAGAAATAAATTTTAACATGAAAGGAGTTAAATCTCTTTGTTCTTGGGAGTCACTAACAATGTTATTAAATATTTTATAGAACTCAACATAGAATTTTTCACCGTAAACTAAATCATATGCCTCAATTTCTAATGAACTTGCTTGTTGTTTTGCTAATCTACCTTTTTCAGAATTTTCACCTCCAGCAGATGTAAAGAACATTACCACTCCTTTAACTAATTCATGAACTAATAACGGAAGTGTCATAGCTCTTGCTCTGATAGTAAATGGACCACTAGGTTGTGATGTTTGTTGTGGTTGTTGTTGCGGCTGTGGAGTTTCTTCCTCTTCTTCATCCTCGTCATCATCGTTTTTGTTACTTGAAAACCCTTCTGAATTAGGAGGTAAAACTTCAATTTGTCCAATTTGTCCACCACCTGAAGTTCCTATTGAACCAATATCAGGAAATAACCAATACATATGTAACATAATTGGTTGGATTACGTTGGATAATTCAATAATTCTTTCCCCATCAGGTAACTCCTCAATTTTATCTTTACATATTTCATAAGCGTTTGCATAATACAAAGCCATTCCTCTTCTAAACAAATTAACAATCATTCTTCTTGAAACTTCATCAGAAAAAGATTGTTTTGCTTTATCTGCAGTTTCTTTAGATATCTTGTAACTTGTATTTATTGCCTTTTTAGCTTGTTCCTCATCAAATTCCATCCCTTCACTCTCAAACTCTTGTCTCATTTGTTCCAATTGCTCTTGTTTTTCCTTGTCAATTTCTGAGAATTTTTCCATAATTTCTTCATCAGAAATATTTTTTACTTTCTCTTTCATCCCTTTCAATTTACTTAAAAATCCTGATGTAAATTCACCATCAAGTTTAAGTTTTTTAGAAAAGAATTCTCTGTCAATACCCATTGCCTTTTCTACCGACTCATTTGCAATTTCTTCAAGTTCTTCTTTATTTTGACTTTGTAACGTAATTAATTCTCCTAAAATTTCATTAACTAACATATAAAGTTCTCTAAATGCAGTTTGAGCGTCCCTTTTTAAATTTTGATTACCTCTTACTAATCCACTAGTAACATTAGTATTTCTGTCCATCAATCTTTCAAGATTTAATACAGAATCTTTAAACGCCTGAGAAGTAAAAAAATCAACTTGAGCTTGTGTTAACCCAAACTTACTAAGCGGCATTTCACCTTTTTCAATCTTTGATTGGATTGATTTACTAGGCCTTGCTCCCCCCAATTCAGGGTCAAACGACATAGGCGGTGCTTCGTTAATTAATTGTACAAACCTGTCAACTAAATTTTTTTCACTAATTAATTTTGTGTTTTTTTTAATTTTCATTTTCTTTTTTTTTACTTCATTAATCCGTAATCTTTTACTTTTGATAAAAACCAACTTAATCCTTTAGAACCTGCTTCAGGTTGGTCATCCGGGTCAGGGTTGATAAATGGGTCAAAGTCAGTATCTGTATCAGGTTTAACTCCAGGTTTTGGTTTTGTTGTAGGTTCAGGTGAATTAGCTTCAGGTTGGTCATCTGGGTCAGGATTGATAAATGGGTCAAAATCTGTGTCAGTATCAGGTTTTACACCAGGTTTTGGTTTTGTTGTGGGTTCAGGTGAATTTTCTGACATAAGCTTGTATTTTCTAACAGTTTCTAATAAATCTGATTTTGACATCTTTGGGCTTAATGCGGTTTTAAGTATCTCATCCATTTTCATTTCTAAAATAAATTCATATGGATTTTTTCCTTCTTTAATTTTTTCCTTTACTCCCAAAACACATTTTTCATACTTATTTTGTTGTTTTTTTGTCCACTCACTTCTTTCAGTCGTACCAAATTTTTCACCCATAGTTGCAGTACAAATAGCCCAAGGATTTTTCTTTTTATTTTTTTTATTTTCCATAATTCTTGATTCTTGAGTTATCACGATTGCTCCTCCCTCATATCTACCTCCCATAGATTTGGCAATTTCATCAGTATTTTTATTTTTATTATATCTTGTAAAACTACCTCCTTGACCTGATGATACATTACAAAAATCCCCATTGGTTTTTCCTCCCAAATTTGAACATATCTCTTCCCAAGCTGTTGATAATGGATAAACAGTATCCGCTTCACCTAATTCGGCATTAACTTTTACTTTCCCATCACTTGAAACCTCATTACCTGTTTTTTCTTTGTAAAGTTTTCTATCTTCTTCTTTACTTAAATCATATTCTGTAGTCGCTTCTTTAATCACTTTCTTGTGAAGCAAAGTTAATTGAGATTCGCTTAACTTACTCAAAGTTTTTTTGCTAAATCCCGATTTTAACATGTCTTGAATTTTTTTGTTTACACTCATCTTGTTTGAAATTCTTTATAAAATTCAAGGATTATATCCTTTTCGTATAATCTATCTTTGACTTCTTGTTCTGTCATTCCATAATGAAAAACAATCCTGTCATCAATATCTTTGTCACTTTCCCACGCCAATGCAATAACTTTATCTACCGCATCTTTCATACAAAAAAAATCGGAGTTTTGAATGAGCTCCATATCTATGTCTTCTCTATTCAACACTCCTACTTTTTTAATTTCATTTATATTTGGTGAAGTTGGGTTTCCGTTAGCTGGAACTGTGTCCCAATCATCTCCCCATACTTCATTATTTTCAGAGAAAATAAATTCATATATTTTATTTCCTCTATAATTTGAACCTAATCCGTTAACAAAAACTAAAAAACTCATAGTATTTGACCATTCGGTGATACTTTAAGTTGTTTATTTTTGTTTTCAAAAACTAAATTACCTTTATTAGTTTTTCCAACAAAATTAATTTGTGGGAAATTTTTAACAATGTCTTTAGCGGTCTGTCTTTGTTCAACTGATTCACTTAATCTATTAATTTCTTTAACACTGTTTCTAAATTTATCTTTTAATTCAGTTTTTTTAACTTTTTTCTTGTTATCGGTGAATTTTTTTTCACTTTCATTAATAACAAAATATCCTTTCAAAATTTTGTCAACTTTACTTTCACTAAAAATATTCCCAAATACTTTACCTAAG